TCAATAACAGGAAAATTAGTTAACGAATTAACATTTGTTTCCCACTCATGCCATAAACCACTAGAGAAGTCATAAACATAAGTCACTTCGGTTGTGATGTCGGAAGGGGTTGTATACAGTGTCAGTAAGTAAAATTTATGGCCGTTAGCCGAAAAACCCGATCCAAACGCACCGTAACTATCTCTAGTTAATGTTTGTGTTAACAACGCGCCCAAAGGCCCAGTTGAGATAACTTTTAATTGAAAGTTTTCTAAAACGTAAACTTGTAAACCGGTACTCAGCTCTGATCCGATAAAAACAGTAATGTCGCCCTCTTCCCAGACGGAATTTCCGTCTGCGCATCCTATTGTATACGCTAAATCTTCACGTCTATTTAAAGGTGAATTAGTTGGATTTGCGTTATCGTAAAAGAATTCTGTGGTTCGCTCACCTAGTGCAACTAAGTGATCATGATGTTTTCCAAGATAGACCCCGCCGTCCTCTTCACGTTCAGCATCGATGTTATTGCCTGCGCTGAAGGTCGAGGCATCATTGAGATCGGAATTCCAAATAACACCGACGGTATCCATGACAAATAGATAACCGTCTAAAATTGCGCCGCCGTGAGCAATGTTCGAAGGAAATGATCCCGCCAATTGCGTTACCGTGTCCGCTGTATTTATCGTATACCCTTTATTATCGTTAGGATCGAGCAAGACAAGTAATAAATTCAACTGAAGAAAAATACATTTTTCTGTTCCCGATGTAATTGTCGTTCCAATTGCGCCAGAATAAGAATTTTTATAAATTGTATCGTCGTTCAGGATATACAGAACATTATTTAAATCCCAAAAATAAATAGCGCGACCTCGTGCGGTTGACGCTAATTCATTTAAATTAATGGATGGTCTTTGTGTGACAACGGGATTGCCTTTGCTGTTGTCTATTATGCCATTAACAATACCTGTTTCTCTATCCGTTATAGTGGCTCCGGCGAAATCTTTAAACTCTAAATTAACTACAGCGTTTAAATTCATGGGCCGAATAAATTTTGTTGTTGGCTAGTGTCAATGACAAAAGTCACGTCCGTTTGTTCGTGATCAAATGATAACGCAAGATCTAAATATTCTCGCGCCTCGGCTTTCAATAGCTGTCTATCAGGAATCGGATAACCTATCATCGGAGCCAACCTTTCAGCCAATCCGTAGACAATTGCCTCATACCACTCTTGAGGAAATTCAAAATCATCAGTAGCACTGTCTAAATTATCAAAAGGCTTTTTAATGTTCGCGATAAGAACGGAATCACGCGAAAATATATCGCTGGCTGTCGGCCAGACACTTAATTTTGAACTGGTTAATTGTGGATCGTAATAAAAGTTAACGGGCGTACCTTCAGTATCTTTATCAGATAGCGTAAAGAAATCCGTTCGTGATAATCGAATCAACGGTACGTCAACAACATCATCATAATTACGTCGATACAATTCAAGTAATTCGTGAGGTCTAACTATTTTTGTGGTGTACCAATAAACAGGCTGATCGATTGCGGCTGCACTGGGTAGCCCTGCTGTAATAACAACGGTATCAGAATCCGTGATTGACGCAATGGTTGTCCAGTGTATCGTAGCATCATCCAACACAATGCCAATATTATCGGCAACAATCATTCCAGTTGTTGTGTCAACTTCTAAAATAGTATCACTCGTCACTCCGGCGATTCTCATTTCAGTTTTATTCATATTGAGTGAAATATGATCATCGGTTCCGGCCGATCCGAATAAGTAGACTAATTGCCCCTTAACAGGGATAACCGTCGCTTCCTTTATAACCCATAAATGCAAACCGTAAGCTTGCCACGCCTTAACCATAATATTTAACGCTGTGTTCGCGTCCGTCACATCATCAGCCGACGGTGTGCCCCCTGCACGTAATGCACCGAGTATACGATAAGCATGAGCGATAATTTCATCACGGTTAACTGAAAAATTACTTGCGCCACTAATAGCCATTAGACCCAGCCATGTGCGCCAAAAGCGTTGGCATCCGTTGCGCCGTCCTGCCTGACTCGAATCCCTTTAAACTTGCCTTTAAGAATGCCTATATTACCCGTCGGTATAGTAATTACATTTACCCCCCCTCCGGTGGTAACGTCATCAACAAGCAGTGTTGACACTACGTGCCATGTAGTCCCGTCAAGCGTGACTTCGACATCAGCCGGATCAGTTCCCGTAACAGCGATCGAATGATAATTAAATCGAGACACATTCCCTGACGTATAAATTAATGCGTTATCCGCTGCCCCCGCTGCTCCTGACCATTCATTATATTGATCCCCTATAGCAGAATAGCTTTCACTCATGCGGTTTCCCCTTCGTATATTAATGTTACCGTAGGAGCTGTACCACCGGTTAAAGTCTTAAGATTAGTTCGAACGTACCTCACCGACTTATCAACAACGTGAAACATTGCTGCCGCTGCCGTGAGTTCATCCGCTGACATAACGTGAGAAGCCAACGACAACCAAGTATTGCCATCAAGCGAACCTTCAAGATCGATAGTTACTTCCGTGGGCGAACCAGTGATTGTAATTTGGACTGAATGATTCCGCGTTTTCATTCGGACAGCCCATGACGTACTCACACCTGTTGCTGTCGCGGCATTTGCTAATTTTGCAGCCATAATTATTCCCTATAATGAATTATCAAAAGTACCATCGGGTACAGTGGTGGGAGTAGCCCAACTGGAATTACTGACTTCTTGATCAGCTTGCTCAGGTCGAGTCCACGGAACGCTTTGATCGTCTTTAACGCCGCGTAAAAAGTCTTGAGGGTGGCGAACCTCCCAACAAGACTCTGGGCACACGTAATAACCATCCCACGTTTTTTTTAAGTCTCTGGACTTGCGTTTTACACCACAACGATCACAGAACGCATTCCACTGACCCCTAGCAAGAAAGTCGGCTACACCCATCAGGTAATCGTCAACGCTGCCGGTACAGTGCTTTGTCCGTAGACGAACCAGTTTGTACCGTTGGTTTCGATAGCGACCCAATCACCTACGAGGGCGACGGTTGCAACAAAAGTAATTAATGTCGCGCCTGTCACTTCAAAATCGGCAGCCGATGTTTCACCGGTACTGGTGTTCAAGCTTCCCAAAATAATATTGGTGTCGTCTGCTGCCTTTTCAGTAATGATGTACGCCGTTGTCGGATTAATTTCAACGCGAAACCGAGCAACCCAACCGGCCTTTACTGTTGATATTGCAGGCAGTGTAATAGTAAAACCGCCTGCTAAATTTAAACCAAAGGTTTTACCGTTATCTTCTGCGTCCAATTGTTTCGTTGTGATTAATGATTCATACGAATCTGAGCCAAGGGACAATGGCCCTGAAAAATGTGTATTTGACATTTTATTTATTCCTTGCTCTGTCGAGCAGTCAACTTGCGTCTTTTAAAAATACCCCCGTTAAGGGGTATCACTTTCTACGCTCCGGGAGAACCGTACAAGGTACGCGGATCAGTCCAACCAAAAGAATAACGCTCTGTACACTTGAATTTAGCATTCGAGGTGTCCATGTCGTTATCCGATGCAAATTTCGCAGCCTTACGCTCAAAATGGGTCATACCATTTGGAATGTCAGTTTTAATAAACCACGCGTCAACGTCAGTTAAATAATGATCAATCGCAATTTGAGGAATGGATCCCATTGTCTTCATTGCGTTGAGATCATTATCGGCGGTTGCAACTCGAAAGGTCGAACGCAAAATCCGTTCTGCTTCAAATTGAAGATCGTTTTTAATGATCAATTTTTTAGACAGTACCTTCATTTGCTTACCACGATCATCAAGAAAATTACCGATATCAATCACGGCTTGCTCTAATGCCGCCTCGGATAAATCAGCCGCAGTAACCGGCCCATTTGTCCAAGACCCACCTGAAACATTTGGATGATTGGTACTACCGCCGCCACCGGCTGCCGCTATTAACGTTGCACCGTCACCACCGACGTAAGTGGTATTAAAGGCACGATTCAACACATTCGCCGCGACAATTTCTTTAGTGACTCGCATGGAATAGGCTAACCCTTCGGTTCGTCTTTGGCCGACCGTATCGTACTGATCGTCCTCCATCATTTCCTCGGTGATAATAAAACCGAGTCCATAGACAACATGATTGTAACGCGTTAAAAAACCTTGTTGCTCAGTATCGTACCCGATTGGATTACCTTCTGTTTTAACAGCGGCAGTTCCAAAACCAGTTACGCCGACATCTTCTTCATACGCTTTTCGAGATCCTTTAGTTTCGAAAATTTCCTTAAACTCTTGAGGGAACTCGTTGTATTTATGACCGTAGATCGCGTTAAGACCCGGCCACAGTAATTTGGCAAAATTGCCAGTAGTAATAGGCATAAGTTATGCTCCTTATTGGAAGGCCATTTCAGCTTTGATTATCGTTACCCAGTAACGCGTATTTATTAACGTTGAATCGTTATCTGAATACGCTGGGATTTCAACAACACGCATGTCGGAATTACTGTTCGCGGCAACTTCTTGCAACGACCGACCTGTTGTGGTGTTACCTGCCGTCGCAAGGAGATCAACCGGTGCGCCTACCAATACGTCTAAATCCGCACTTGACTGAACTTCAAAAATCATATCGTCAACTGGAACATAGAACACACGCCAATCGGTATTGACACTAGCACTATCATCGTAATACAACGTTGTTAAATTATCGGGATTGTAAGCACCAGCAAATTGACCGCTTGCGGCATCTTTCTTACCAAAACCAACCGCAACACCTAAAAACGCAGTATCGTTAGTCGCGGCAACCGCACCTAACCCCGATGTTAAAGTGATTAAATCACCTATAAAAATATCCGCTCCATCAGTTACCCCGATAGAACGAACGTTACCTGCCCAAGGTGCGCCCGATAACATATGCATCGGAGTGAACCCTCTTGGACGATCTGGATTTGCCATAATAAAATTCCTTATAATTTACGACGAGCAATATCGACTGAGCCGTAATGACCGTCTTTCAATTTATCTTTTACATCCCGGCGAATTAATTCTTCGGTATCATCTACTTTGTCTTGCTTGGCGGCTTGATCTTCGTCAAAATAATCTTGCCGCTGTCGCATTAAGTACGATGTAATCCCTAGACCCATTTCACGCGACACCACACCTGACTTAGCATGTGAACTGTCTACCCCGGAATCCCCTACATTTGCAGTCTGTACATTTTCGTACCCTGCTTTTTTAAATCTATCTATTCGACCGTCTTTATCATTAACCCAACGATCAACATAACCCTCTGGCGTGTCATTAACTGACGTAATATTTCTTGAACCTCCAACGGGTACACGCATAGATGATCGTTTATCTGCCCCTCGTACAGCAGCGTGCCTATCCTTCATGCGTTCACTTGCAGCTTGACGCTGCTCGTCTGTCCACTCTCTCTTCATTATCTAATCTCCATCACTTGCCGGAAGTATGTCTGTACATCTTCGTCGGTTTTAAACACACCATTAGCTTTAAAGTTTCTATAAACTTCGCGCTCATTTTGTGTTAAATCTTTTTCGCTAGCCTTGCCATTACTGGGTTTACTCGGCACTGAAACCCCACCTTCAACTGATGGCGCACGTTGACGGCTTTGATTTTCAAATTTATCAGGGTGTAATTCTTTTATGTGTCCACCGATGGCATCGAATAACTTTGTCCCGCGCAACCCTTTACCGTAATAAAATTCACCCACCTTATCGGCTTCAATTTGTAAGAATGTCGAATCGTTGTACCATTGATTATCCTTCGACCAAGACTCAAACTCTGGATTAACTGTTGGTTCGTCAACAGGTTTTTCAGTTGTTCGAAGTTGCTCGTCAATTTCAACAACTCGAACATTGTCACCTTCGTCTAACGCAGTGACTTTTTCTTTATTGAGTTGTTGAATTTTTTCGTTATAATTGGCTTCGGCTTTCCTTTGATCGTTAGCCCTGACTTTCTCGTAGTGACCTGTTAACTCTTCAAAAGATGACTGAAGTTTGTTATTTTTAGATTTAAGATCGTCGATTTGTTTAAAGAATCGACCATCATGAATAAATTCCGCTGCGGTTTTTTTATTATCACCTTCAAAATCTGACTGCCAACCTTGTGACTCGGCTTCTTTTATCTGTTCTGGAGTATCAGTCATTATCGACCCCCGAACTTTTAATGAACCGCGCTTGGATAGCATCATCATTAATGACAACGTACTCAACGTCATCATCGGGATCCACAACAAATTTTCCCGCGTAGCGTGCGTACACAACTCTATCGCCAACATCTACCCACGGCTTGCCGCCCATAATAGGATCAAGCCAAGCCGCCTCACCAAAATCAACAACCGTCCCTGTTGATGTAGCCGCTTTTTCTTGACGTAGATACGTTTCTGTTTGCGCAATAACAATGCCCCCGGCTGTAACTTCTTCTATGGAGTCAGGTTTTATGATGACTCGGTTTCCTAGTGCCTCTAACATTTCATTTCCTCTCGACGTAAAAAAACCGCACTAACGCGGCTTAAAAAAATTCTAATTTTAGAATGACTCAGGCTTAGCTACCGATCGAACTAGCGCCATTATTCCCTTTTGTAAATCAGTTTGAGCTAGAGCGACCCACCGATGATCGACCCCGCTACTGGCGGATACCACATCAATTAGCTCTTTCAAACTTTCACCGGTTTCTTTGATCATATTCATTGTGTCAATTTCATCTTGAGATAAATCTCGATAACCTTTAATTTTTTTGTGCTGATCTCTCATTTCATATCCTTTTAAGTGTAAAAACTTTCTATTTCGTCAAAGCCTATTTCGCTAATCTGGACTAATGTTTGACTCAGCGTTGAAATTCTAATTTGATCATCTAAAGGTATTACTTCTCCACCTACGATAGACTCTGCTATAAAGGTAGATTCGTATTTTGCTGAATCTTTTAAGTACTTTATAAAATAACGCGTTGCCGGATCCTCAAGCCATTGTTTAAAACTATCCTTGTCCATTTGGAGGCCTTTGAGCTTGAGCTTGTTGCTGAGCTTGTTGCTGAGCTTGTTGTTTTATTTCCAGTTCCTTCTCTTTCATTTCTCTATCTTTCGCCTCGCTAATTTCGTCTAATTGCGCCCTGTATTCGTCGCGCTGTGTGCCGAACTCTGCGGCTTCGGCTTTTGCTAAATTCAGCATTCCGACTGTCTCGTCTTTTATTTCTGAAATTTTCAATCGTTTTTGTTCAAGATCTAATTTTTCTCGTTCAAGGTCTAATCGTGCTATATCCATTTTTTGTTGATGATCGGCTTGCGCCTTTTTCATTTCAATTTCGGGATCGGGTTGTGGCTGTGGTGGTGTTATCAGCTCTTCAACATTAGGCAAGTCCATTGCTTCTAAAACAATTTTTGCCGCCGCCTGTCTATTTGGAATTAATCCTTGTTGCATCATTTCAGTTATTTGCTGTGCTTTAATCATTCGCTGTACTTCTGATACGATAGCGGGATCAGAGTAAGGAATAACGGCGGTCACATCATCTTGATAGTCGGATCGATAAATTTCCGAAGGGTCTTGTCCTTGTGCTAACTGCGGATCAAGGATTTGAAAATAACTGGTATCGGGTAAGTAAATACTGTTCAGACGTTTTAATTTTTTTAATTCAAACTTTAAGGCTCGGTGTAATCGTTTTAAAATCGACGAATACACTTTTAACCCTTGATCAATAACCGCCATCGACGTTGACGCAGGTTGATTCTGTCCGGGATTTTGTCCCAGTAACATCGGGACCGTACTCGATAATTCTTTTCCCGATTCGATCATTAACCCTAATAGATTGAATAAAACGCCGGACGGTTCGCGAACCGGAAGCGGAACGATTGATTTTCGAAGATCGTCACCCGTGGACATGACTTGTTTCCATTCAAACGGATTGAATGAATGTTCCCCGCCCTTCAACCTTGCACCTCGCCCTAAAAATCCCGCAGAGCGATTACTCATTGTCCCTGCGTCCAGCAATTGGTTAATCGTTGTATTAATAGTATCGTTAATCGGGCCAAGCAATAAGCCCAAACCAATGTCGTAAAAAGAACCATCAGGATTAGGCACAAAACCATACTTAGTGAAGTATTGAATCCGTTCAATAGAGACAATTTTATTTTTTCGAACTTTAACCGAATCCAGTTCAAACGCAGCCACAATCCTAGCCACCTTGCCACCGCCCACAGTAACAATATAAGGCTCTTTGTAACCGTCTTCATCAAAATCAAACCAGCAATGTTGTTCTAAAAAAAGGTGTGGTGTCGTGTCCTCACTGTGTGGCGCATGTATGCCGTGTATTTGATCAGTGATAATTTTCTCGTCAGGCTCTTCCTTGTCGTAATCCTGATCGACAAATAAACCCGCGTTGATTCGTTCGACAATATCATTGTCTTGCAAGTGTATCTCATGCGTAATACGGGGGGCGGTTGATAATCGTTGTGTCCAATAGTTAACAACCAAGTACTGGGGGTAAACTAGTTCAGATACATTTCTATTTTTCGCTGGGGAGTAATAAGTCTTTTTAAACATGCACCCGACAATGGGTAAGGACAGGCACATTTGATCCATATCATCCTCCCACTCTTCCATCTCATCAAGAAGTTGGAAGGACATATGAAGTCCGATTCTTTGAGCGCTTTTTGCTTTCTCACCATCGGCATCAAAACCCGTAACTTTTCCTTTAGCAACATTCGCACTGCCGACTAAACCGGGATAGGCTCTCGCGCCAAATTGCATGGTCGCTGTTGTGAGTAACGGGTATTTGACATTAGCCGCATTCGGCCACGGTGTGTTCTTGGTTTCCATCACCTGTAAGGCAAGCTTCATGTACTCGCCTTGCCGACTTTCCCATTCAGTACGCGACTCCTTGTCCTCGGCGTGACCTTGCACTACGCTTGATGCGACAAGCTCCAACTTCTCACTGGATAATTTATCCGCTATGTTGTCGAGATCAACGACTTCTTGTAACCACTTGAAACCCATTAGTACCCCGTCACTGTGTTAAATCCATAATCAAACTCGTCATGTTCCAAGTCCCATTCTTCATCTTCATATTCTTGAACGGTGGGCGCTTCAATCATTTCGTGGACTAAAAGTGCCAGCCACGCCAAAGCATCGACTTGATCGCACGTTGACCATTTTGGAAAATGAAGTAGCTCTTCTTCTAAATCGGCGTACCATTCCGCCTCCTTATCAAACAGAACTTGCCCCGCTCGCATCATAGCGCGCAGTGTTTGCGCTCGTGATTCTTTATCTTTGGTCGGTGGTTTCGCGTCTATATTTAAGTACGCTCCCGTCCGATTCATTCGCTCGTATAAAAACGGGCCGATGGATTTTTGAATATTTTCAGACTCCATCCTAAAGACCGCGATATCCCAGCGAGCATGAATGGAAAAAATCTCATCCGAAATCTCTAAGGAGTCAAAACGGCCTCGACGCATATCAGTAATATATAACCGACGACCACTATCCATACCACCAACGGGCATAGCGGAGTAAGCAGATCGTTTATGTTTTGTAATTGCGAGATCAGCCGCCGCATAATATGTTTTTCTAATTTCATGATCGCCCTGTTGCATTGGTAGAAAATCGCTTTTTCGAAAATACGCCCTCGTGGGATCAAGTGGGTTATTTAAATACTCCTGCGAGTAAATATCTAACATGCCTTGTTCGGCGAAATCCTGACGTATATCTCGGAGCCTTTCTTCACTGTACATTTCAGGCCATAAAATTTTGGTAAAATCTGTATTGTGCGCTCTGAATAAAACGCTTAACCACGCTCGTTTTGGCGTATCACCATCGTAGTTAGGGGTCATGTCCTTTAATTTATCAGGACAGCTTTCAGTGTATCGAACTAAATCCGTATCCACGGTGTAACCGGATTTCATGGGAGGCATGAACCGACTCAATAATGAATCCATGTGCATAATGGTTCCAACGTAACGAATTTTCCCCCCGTCCCTTAAGATAGGTTTGACTGCGCCGTAGAACCAGCGCCGAAATTTCTCACGCCGTTGTTCACTGGCGACCAGTTCTTCATCTTCAAGATCGTCCGGGATAACTAACGACGGTCGTTTTCGTTCCCATTTAAGCCCCCGCATTCGTTGCTCCGCACCTTTAACGATGATACGAAAACGGTAGTTTCCCTCAAGCTCGACAATGATTTCTGTTTCACGTTCTTTGATAAATCGCTTAAAACCGAACAGCTCGGTAATGAGTTCGTTTTCTTGCAGCTCGATTTTTATATCATTTAAAAACCCGGACGCGAGTTCTTCATTGGCGGAGATAATTAATACGTGCTGGTGTTCTTTAAAAAGTACCGAAGCTAAGGCGTAAGCAAAAGTAACCGCTGTACTTTTCGCACTACCCCGTGGCGCGGCGATAGCAACTTGAGGGTGTTCCGAAACGCACATTGTCCATATGGTACGATGGTGCTCAGGGATGGGCTTTGGATCATCATACCGAGCACCTAAAACGGATTTCGTGAATCCCTCAATTGCCTCGGCGGTTAAAGGCATGTTACCCTTGAGTGAACATGATAAAAAAAGGAATCATAATGATAGATAATTTAAATATTTTATATGACGTATATTCAAAGCAGACATCCAAAGTCAAAGAGCTGTCTAATATAATGGATATGCATTACACGGTAACCTCAGTCATTGGTCGTAAAGTAGTATCTAACAATACAGTTTATGGAACGGCCAAAGAAACGATGGATTTGTACTGCAAAATTAAATCAAAAGAATTCCAAGACAAAATACAATACGACTGTGAATTAACTAAATTTCAATTAATGTCAAAACAGCTAATAGAAGAATACAAAGCATTTTACGACGAAGCTAAAAAAGAATTAAGCGCAGCTCAGTATGATAGAATTAAAAAGCTTGCTGACGACACGTCACTTGCGACCAAAATACCCGCTCAAACGGAATCGTAATTCCAACAACTTTGCAGTACTCCGTCTCCATTCGTGCTTTATGTAAAGAAAAAACTAAAAAAATAACAACACTTAACACTAAGTACGCCTCGACAACTTTCAATTGAAGCATACAAGTGTTACTCTTTTTGAAACGAGATAAAAATGACCCTTAACGAAAAAAACAAACACCACGTAATTGAATTATCTTACCGAACCAGTCAAACGGTCGATCAAGTTCTTAATTCGATTGTAGAATCACACTACGTCTTTAGTAATATGTCATTCAAAGATAGAGGCCACCTAAAAAGGTTGTTATTAAAATATGCCGAATCTTAATATTAAAATGGTATCTGAAAAACTAAAGCTATCTGAATCCGTCATTAAACGACTCATGCTACAGCAAGCTTTCCCCGATGCCCGTCAAGGATTTTGGACAAGAACAGCCATTGAAAAATGGGCACGATCCAATAAAGGTAAAGCTGTACTAAATGCTAATGCAAAAATAAGCGATAAAATAATCCAACTATCTAATAAAAAAATCAGTAAGGACGTGTAATGTCACATACCATAAGAATATCAAAATCACTCTATAAAGAATTGCTTTTCCATGGTGATGACATGGAAAGAATTGACGTTGAGTCCAATGTTAATTTGATAGCTGCCGATATTATTATTTCAGTATTATGTACACTGAATTTCCCGCACGATCTATCTGACCGATTTATAGAGCTTATTGATCAAGCGGAGGAAAGACTTAACCATCAGTTCGATACCCTCGACCGTTCAAAAACCGTTAAGATTAGTGACGACATCTATAAAGCATTAAGTTCTATTAAAGGGGACGCTTCAGAATCGGATATGGCTTGTACTGTATTAAAAAAAGGACTGGCCATTATGGAAATGGATTTAACCGAGCTAAGCAAATTAAAATGTATTTATGATGATGGCCTGACAAAAACCCGTCAAAGAGTCGTCTATGCAAGTTGAAATAGACGATACTCTTGGAAAGATAATAACTCATACGG